TATTTTTATATCTTTTATTACTTTTTACTTTTTTTCTACTACTTCTAATCTTTTGTTGGGTTGATCTACTTTTTTTATCGTACTTAATCATTGTTTTATTTTGTTCGATTATATTTTGTTCGTGAACCGAATAAGTTTTACAAGAAGATAACAGCAAAACTATGATTAATATTTTAAACGTACTCATTTTAATTTTTAATTCCTTTTTATTATAAATATAAGTTATTTTTTTAAATTTTGACAAGTAGGTAAAGTTTTTTTATATTTAAATAAACAATAAATTTTTAAGTTATGAAAAATGAAAAAAGGGAAAACATCAAAATTAAACATTTTTGATGATGCTAAGTGCCATTATGGTACTGTGGACTCAAAAGAATTGAAATCAATATATTTGGTACTACAAACATGGATTGAACCCATAGATGATTTTGAGAGGTGGGATAGAATAGTTGGTGAAATCAAAAGACAAATGTTACACACACTTTTAGAGGTTGTGGATAAAACCACATTCGAGAGAAAGCAAATTGTGGATTTAGATTTAAGGACAAGTGGGGTACAGAAGAATAAAAAAAGTTTTTTAAATTTAGAAATAACCTTATTTGTAAACGATAAATCCACCGACTTCAAATCCCCCCTATTACGAGGAAAAATTAAAAATATTTTACAATCAATTTACAGATATGATTTAAAAAACTCAAAGTATTTTATATTAAGTAAGACAAAATTGAAAGAAACGGTAACTATATAATATTTATTATTAAAAGAATTATGAAAATATTAGGTCCGAACGATTTAGGTAAAGGTATTCTAGTTGAGTGGGATGCTGGAATTATTAGTCCAACAGAACATAGAAACAGCCAAGTTATAAAGGAATCTTATGGTGAATTAGATCATTCTAAACCGTTTATATTCTATGCCACTTTACAGAAATATGGGGTACCAAATAGAAACGGAAGGGTTTATCCTGAAAAGATATTAAAAAGAGAAGCTGAAAGATATAAAGAAATGATAAATCGTGGGATGTCCATTTCTGAACTTAACCACCCCGAATCATCACTTATAGATTTAGATAGAGTTGCTCATTTAATCACTGAAGTATGGTGGGAAGATAATGTATTGATGGGTAAGATAAAACTATTAACTACTCCGGGTTTCCATGAAAGAGGTATTGTTTCTTCTAAAGGTGATATCGCAGCGAACATGATGAGACAGGGTGTAACTATGGGTGTTTCTTCTCGTGGCGTTGGTTCATTGGTGAAAAAAGGTGAACAAAATGAAGTTCAAGATGATTTCGAATTGATTTGTTTTGATTTAGTTTCATCACCATCTACCCCTGGGGCGTATCTATATGTTAATAAAGATGATAGATCGAAGTATGAAGAAAAACTTACAGAACACGAAAATATTGACAAAACACCTAATCCTTTAAATAAATCTGTTGACTTAATGAGAAGATTATCCGATTATTTGGATAAATAAAAAATTTAAGACATGGATGAAAAGTATTTTGTAGCGAGAGTAACTACCGATATCGTAGATGAGACTACTGGAAAGGTAAAAAAAATTAGAGAAGAAAAATTAGTTAAAGCCTTCTCACCAACTGACGTCGAAGCTAAAGTGACGAAAGTTTATGAAACGTACACAATGGATTGGAGAATCACCGCAATTGTCGAAAGTAAGATAGATGAAGTGATTGAATAATCTAAATTTTAACTAAAAAACTAAAAAGAATACCATACGGTATTCTTTTTTTTTGTCCTAACAGTATTAAAAATAAACTTTTTTTAGGCTTTTTTATAACATCAACATATTTATTTAAGAAATAAACGATAAACGTATTAATTTTTATTAATGTATACTGAAAATAACAAGTCAATAGTGGAGACAGCTTTACTGCAAATTAAGGCAGTTGAGGACGCTATTAGTGAAAACGCAAAAGGAATACTTGCTTCAACGATGAAGGAAGAAATCAGTGAATTAGTTAGAGAATCACTAGTTGGTTCTAAAAAAACAAAATTACGTGAACAAGAAGAACAAGACCCTAATTTAGAGGTGGATGTAGAAGATGACGTTGACGTAGAAGACCCTGAAATGTCGGATGAGGAGGAACCTGAAACGGAACCTGAAGATCTAGAAACGGAACCTGAAGATGGTATGCCGTCTTTTGGTGATTTTAACTTATCAGATGAAGGTGATAATCAAGAAATGCCTCCGTTAGATATGACTCAAGCACCAATTGGCGATGTACTTAAAGTATTTAGAGCAATGGGTGATGAAGACGGTATTATTGTTGCTAAAGATAATGATGACATTTATCTTAAAGATGGTGACCATGAATACATTATTAGAACGGGAGCTGAAGAAACAAATACTCAAGAAATGATGGGAGACCAAATGAAAGAGGACGTTTTATATGAATTAGTTTTGGAAGACGAAGATGAAGATGGTGAGACTTTCGAATCCTATTTAGATGAAGAAGAAGAAACTTATGAAAATGATTACGAAGAATTTAGAGAGTCGGCTAAAGTCGATGAACCTATGTTCGAAGATGAAGATGAAGATGAAACTGTTTACGAATTAGACGTTAACGAGATTGAATCTGTTATGGAAACTTTTAAAGCTAAAGGTATCGGAATGGGTAAAGCTGGAAACGGAATGAGTAAAGCTTCAGTAAACCTTAAAGGGTTTAAAGAAGATAAAAAATCAGGAGGTAGAGGAATCACAGGTAAAGGACCAAACTTCAAGTACCCTTCAATCAAACACGGAGTTACCGAAACAGACATGGATGATGAGGAATTCAATGAGTGGGAAGAGGAAAGTAATGAGGGTATCGTGGATACTGAAACGACTGAATCGTCAAGAACCTTAGGTAAAGGAAGGTCTCACGGACGTAATGGGTTACCTAAACCAAGAACATATTCATCACATGTAAGAAAAGAGTCAGTTGAGACAGAAATGAATCAGTTAAGAGAAAAAAATGATGAATATAAAAAAGCATTAGACTTCTTTAGAACAAAATTAAATGAGGTGGCGGTTTTCAATTCTAACTTAGCTTACTCAACAAGATTGTTTACTGAGCATTCTACAACAAAACAAGAGAAAATAAATATACTTAGAAGATTCGATACTGTTGAATCTATTAAGGAATCTAAAAATCTTTACCAATCAATCAAAAAAGACTTAGACGGAAAAGGTACAAGTGAAGTGGTTACTGAATCTATTCAGAATAAAGTAACTAGAACACCTCAAACCGGATCATCATCTAATTTGATTGAAAGTAAAACGTACGAGAATCCTCAATTCATGAGAATGAAGGATTTAATGACAAAAATAAAATAAAATAAACTCAATTAAAAAATAAAAAAATGGGAGCATTATTAGAATCAGGTCTTGTTGGTAACATCGGGTTAAAACACCTTAAAGTTATCAAAGAAGATACAATTAACAAATGGGATCGTTTAGGATTCCTAGATGGTTTGAAAGGACACATCAAAGAAAACATGGCGCAATTATATGAAAATCAAGCGTCTCACTTAATAAATGAAGCATCATCTACAGATAGCTCAGGTTCATTCGAAACTGTAGTTTTTCCTATCGTTAGACGTGTATTCTCTAAATTGTTGGCTAACGATTTAGTATCTGTACAAGCAATGAACTTACCTATCGGTAAATTGTTCTACTTCGTACCTAAAATTCAAGGATACCAAGCTGCAGGAACTAATGAAACTGCACATTACGGACCTATTGGAGCTGATGGTGGACCAACACAAGCTCAAGCTCAGGCTGGTTACGGTGCGAATGACAAAAACCTTTACGATAGATTTTATGAAGGTAATGAACCAGGATTAGATCCAGCAGGTCTTTTTGATTATTCAAAAGGTTCTTTCACAGCAATTACTTCAAGTAATGTTGGTACTGTTGCTTGGTCAAACGGTCAATTAGTTGCTTCAGGTTACGGAGCAAGTAATGAGTATAGAAAAGTACTTATTGGAATGTCTGGATTCTCTAACGCAGGAGCTGGTAAATTAATCGGACCTGATGGTCAAGAAATGGATAACGAATCTTTCTTAACTGATTTAAGGGTTAATGCGGTTTCAACAGGAGCGTTTTCTGGAATGGGTTCAGGTGATGTACTTTTTAGAGTTGTTACTCAAAAATATGGTAAAGGTATCGTACAATACGGAACACAAACAAACACTACTTGGTCTTCTACCGGTAACGGTGGAGCATACGATAACATCTGTTCTCAAGATGGTATCATTTATTTAGAAGTTGACTGTCAAGTTCCTTGTTCAGTTGGAGCTAACTCAATCGACGGATATTCAGGACTTACTACGTCAGTTGCTGGTACTGGCGCTGCTGGTTCTCAATTCACTTGTACTTTCAAAAGATACAAAGAATTAGAATTTGAAGATCAAATTGGTGAAGTTTCTTTTGATCTTGAGTCAGTTACTGTATCTGTTACAGAAAGAAAATTAAGAGCACAATGGTCTCCAGAATTAGCACAAGACGTTTCTGCATTCCACAACATCGATGCTGAAGCTGAATTAACGGCTTTATTGTCTGAACAAGTGGCTGCTGAGATTGACCGTGAGATTTTACGTGATTTACGTAAAGGTGCGGCTTGGACACTACGTTGGGATTACAACGGATGGAAAAGAGGTACTGCGGCTAACCCGTTAACTCAATACACACAAAAAGATTGGAATCAAACTTTGATTACTGCGATTAACCAAATTTCAGCACAAATCCACAAATCTACATTGAGAGGTGGAGCTAACTGGATCGTAGTTTCTTCTGAGATTTCAGCTATCTTTGACGATTTAGAATACTTCCACGTATCTAACGCGTCTCCTGAACAAGACCAATATAACATGGGTATTGAAAGAGTTGGTACTCTTGCAGGACGTTACCAAGTGTTTAGAGACCCTTACTTCCCACCAAACACAATCTTGTTGGGTCACAAAGGAACTTCATTGTTAGATACAGGGTACGTTTACGCACCATATGTACCGTTACAATTGACACCTACAATGTATAACCCATTCAACTTCACTCCGATTAAAGGAATTATGACGAGATACGCGAAAAAAATGGTAAACAACCGTTTCTATGGTAGAATTACTGTTGATGGTGTTCGTACATTTGACTTAAGAGAATTGAGATAATCAAAAATCTTACGATAATAACACTAAAGGGACAAGAAATTGTCCCTTTTTTTGGTT